TTTAACGGTAAAGGACCCACCGCATTTGTCCATAAAGCTATTGAACAAAATAAACAAGGCAAGCAAGTGGTTCTAGTCTTGCCAACTCAATCTTATGTCAATCTTTTATTAGAGGCCGGGGCTGAATTGAGAAGTATGGGAAGAATTAGGTGGTTAAACAGGGAAACAAAACAACCCTGCAAGGACCCGTCACCAATTACGTGTTTTATATTATCCAAGGGGAAACAATGAATAACGCTTACATCATTAGAAAACGAGTGGGTGACTTTTACGAAACACCAGAATGGGCGACTGAAGCCTTGTTTAGTAAGGAGAAATTTGAAGGCAAGGTATGGGAACCAGCTTGTGGAGACAACGCTATGGTAAGAGTAATTGAGAAACATAACGCTTGTGTGGCAACAGATATATTATCTGGGACTGATTTTTTAGCTACAACTTCAAATTTTAACACCGCAAATATAATTACTAATCCGCCCTATTCAATAACCCAAAAGTTTGTTTTAACCGCTAAATTGTGGGCAGAAAAGAAAATAGCCATGTTAATGAGACTTACATTCCTAGAGGGACAAGCTAGAAAGAAAATGTTTGAGGACAAGGAATTTCCATTAAAGGCGGTTTATGTATTTTCAAAACGAGTTCAAATGTTTCCTCATGGTGAAGATAAGCCTAAAAATAGTTCTATGATGGCTTATGCTTGGTACGTTTGGGACAAAAAACATATTGGAGAGCCAATATTAAGATGGATTTAGACATCATTAAAAAGATAGGAGGGAAATGAATATTGTCTTTTTAATGCCGGGTAATTAGCAACCTGTTATCCGCCTAGGGCGGATTCTATTACTCGGCACTAAGGAGAGAATGTTTGAATCAGTAGAAAGGTTCATGTCATGAAAACGGAAGAAGAATACGACCGGCAGGTGAATAAAGCCTTATGGATGGTTGTCTTATTTGTTTTGATCTCGGTGCTTGCCTTATTAATCTTAATGTATATGGTTTATTAATGGCCACTATTAAATCAGTCCCCTATCCCAAAGACACGACCAATGAGGTTAATTACAAGTCCTATTGCCAGCGCTGCAGTGAGAAGATTTTTTCCGAGAAACATGGAGAGGATGGAGTGTTAATTTGCATCCGGTGTTATAAAGAACTAATTAAGGGAAAGGGGGTGAGCTAATATGAATTTAAACGATTTTGCTAAGATTATAACCTTAGAAGAGGGTTTTAAAAAAAGTCTCTCTATAGCCCAGGTTAAGGAAGTTTTAAGGATAACTTTAACCGCTCTGGCCAATATGTCCTATTCAGAGATGGTAAGATTACTATCTAAATACGAGAAATAACTATGGATCACTTTGAGATATCCAGAAAAGGCGGCAATACTACCATGGCTAGATATGGCCGGGAGCATTTTGCCCGGTTAGGTAAGAAGGGGGCCGAGACTAAGATTAGAATTTACGGACCCGATTACTTTAAGAAATTATCGGCCCTGGGTTTGGCTGCCCGGCGTAAACGTGCGCTTGACAACACCAAGCAAGCGGTAGTATAGTAAAACCATGAGACAACTGTCCCTTCAAAACCGTTTATTTATCTGGAAGTTAAAACATTGTGCTGTTCATAACCTGATCTTTTTCATCTTTGGGATGCTGATCGGGTTATTAGTTTGCCAATTGGCTATTCAATTAGGGTGCGTCTTGGGCAGGGGCGCACTCTAATTGAGTAACTAATTAAAGGAGGGATTATGCCCAAAACAGGATACGCGGCCTTCAAAGAGGTTGGCAAACAGATGAAGCATGAGCAAGTGAAAGATAAAGAGGTAGACCAAATTGCGGAAGCATTGGGAGCCAAGACCGAATCTAAGTTAGAGGTCTTAGATGAGAAACGGATGGCGGAACTGGCACCGGCGATCGCTGAATTATATAAGCTAAATGCGATGGTGGGCAGTGAGGAGATGGTTGGTGGTGCCTCTCCCTTACTCAAGATTTATAGCGTGGGTAAGTCAACCGGAGAACTGGGGGACGGGACCAAGCCTCATGATGGTTGGTTTTTCTATGCCCCGACCCAGGAGGAGTTTGAGACAGTCAATTGCCATATTGTGCGAGTGTCACGGAGTTTCAGAACCCCCAAGCTTAATGACGAAACGGGCAAGCCGGCTTTCAACCAGCTGCTCGGTGGCGTGATGGTCAATGGCGAGAAATACCAGCCCTTCATTATGTATATCAACGGCTTAAAACTCCGGCCAATGTGGGACTTTATGCGGGATACCGTCGCGCCCTATATCCACAACCAGCTGCAGCCGGTACCCATGTTTGCCTTGAAAGTGAAGTTAAGTACTAAACAGGTTGATACTACAATCAAAACTAAAGCCTGGATTGTCCAGTTTGATCTTTTAACCGAGAATGACTGGCCGGTCCTGGTCAAGGATGAGGGTTTGTTTGACTTTCTGTTAACCCAAGCTAATCTTTTCGCGGAGACGATGGACAGTATTATTAAGGCCAAGACCAATGAGGATACGATTACACCGGCCGAGATAGTACCACCTCCGGGAGACGAGAATCGGTAAATAGTTTATACTGGCTTTGCCCCGCGTTCACGTATCCGAGCGCGGGGTTTTTATTGTGTCTTGTGATAGGCCTAAATCAGCTTTATTATGAGATAAGCCGGTCTGTTCTATGCAGATTGTTTATTATTACTACAGTATTAACTCACTCCAGAGGAAGATAATGATTTTGGTTGGCAATCGCGCCCGGATTTGTAGTAAGCCCATAACCCAAAAGTATATTATTTATCATATCGGCTGTCATAAGATACCGGAAGCCACTATCAAGGCTGCTATCCGGTCCCTGGTCCAAAGAGGCTATATCAGACCGGCCGTTAAGGTCCGGGGCGTGGCCGCTGCTTATGTGCAAATTAGATTTATTTAATTGATGGTGATAAACTGAAAGATAAATCAGTTGGAGCCTAACCCCTATGACTAATGGCGGTCGCAGGGCTGGCGCAGGTAGACCTAAAGGTAGTTATAGTAAGAAACACGTTTTAGAATCTGAAGCGCGCACAGTCCTCATTAATTCACTTTTAGAAGATTGGGAGCCGATTATTGAGATTGCTAAGAAAGTCTCCGTCGGTGACTATGTGGTGCCCAAAGGCAAGATGAGGCCGGATACGCGGTTGTTGATGGAGTTGGTTAGTTTTGTAGTTGGTAAGCCAAAGCAGGAATTTAACGGCACTTTGAACTTACCCCAGGTCCAGCAGTTGACCGAGACGATGCAGAATCTCTTGGAGAAGAAATAATGGAACTCACGGATACGCAAAGCATGGTCTATGCCCTGTATAAGGATGATGCCGGACAACCGATTATGCTCTCCGGCGGGGAAGATGAGATCTTTGCCGCGATTGCTAAGAAGATCCATCCGCGTCTCCATATCATGTGCCATACGCGCTACGGTAAGTCCATGTGCGCCGGCTTGGCCGTGTTGACCCGGGCTACTACCTACCCGGAGAAGTGGGCGATCGTCGCGGGAACTAAGGAGAAGGCCAAGATCATTATGGCTGTCGTCAATGCCCATATCTTTGACAATGAATACACTCGGGCTAAGTTTGTGCCGGATAAGGGTGATAGTTTGGAAGAGATCCGGCGTTATCGTAATAAGGCCCACCTGACCTTTAAGGTGAAGGAAGATCAATATAGTGAGGTGTATATCGGCGGCGCACAGGATGCTCTGGGCTTTGGCGCGGCCAACGTGGTAGAGGATGAGGCTGGTCTGATAGATGACAATGATCATTCCCTGGTATTAAGGATGCTGGGAGATAATCCCAAGGTTAACTTTCTTTGTAAAATCGGCAACCCGTTTGCCCGTAACCATTTCCTCAAGTCTTTTAACGATCCGGCGTATCATAAGATCCAGTGGGATTGCTATAAATCCTTAGAAGAGGGAGTACGGATTAGTCCCCAGGTGATAGAAGAGAACCGGCCCTATTCTTTCTTTCGGATCCTCTATGAGTGTGTCTTTCCGAGTGCTTCAGAGGTAGATGAATCGGGTTGGATGTACTTAGTCACCGATGAGGATATCCAAAAGTCACAGACCAGGAAGAATGAAGCCACCGGCGTCCGTCTCCTTGGTTTAGATGTAGCCAGAGGCGGAAGGAATTATAACTGTTGGGTGTTAAGGTCTAATTCAACGGCGGAGATCCTGGAAAAGAACTTAGACAACGATTTAATCAGTGTGGGCAATAAAACCATTGAGTATATCAAACAATATCATCTTGAGGATAAAAACGTGGCCGTGGACGATTCCGGGGTGGGCGGTGGGGTCACGGATTACTTAAAAAGCCTAAATCACCCCATTAAGGCGGTCAACTTTGGCGAGGCGGCCGAGAACAAAACCGAGTATGCCAACTGCAAGGCGGAGATGTTTGCCGGACAGGATGGACTGTCTGTTTGGTTAAGGACCACCGGGATGTTAAAGGAACACCGTGACTGGCTGCAGCTGACAGAAATACGCTATAAGAAGGATAACGCCGGGAGAATTAAGATTGAACCCAAGGAGGATATGAGAAAGAGGGGAGTAGAATCACCGGATGTGGCTGATGCCTTGGCTCTGACGTTTGCCAAAAGTATAATAAATAGGTATCATGGTGTTAATCCGGCAGCGATCTTGGCTGGCGGCATTAAGCCATTCTATAAGGGTATGCCAGGTTAATATGATCAAAGACGAAGAACTCTTAGAAACAGTAAAGATAAACAAAGACGCGGCATTGAAATTCAGACAGAGACGGCACGAGGATTGGACCGAGAATTACACCCTTTACCGGGATAAGGTGATTGTTAACCGGCTGACCCAAAGGCAATCGGTCAATGTGCCTTTAATGAAGTATGGCATTAAGACGATCATGAAAGACATTGACGATCCGCCCATGCTCTATTTCTACAACCGGGACAACGACACCCAAAAGGAAGTCTTGTACAACGAATACTGGAATCACTGCTGGCGCACCGGTAAGGGAGTAGTTAAGGATGTGGTAGATAAGAAACAAAACTTATTGTTTGGCCGCACCTTTAAGAAGCTCAACATTGTCGGCGGCAAGTTTGACTTTGAGATTATAGATCCCCAGGATATGCTGATAGACCGGTTTGTGGATCCCGCCAACCTAGATACTGCCCGGTTTATCTGCCAGGAACACATCTTCAAGCCGTTGACCTCACTTCTCAATAATCTCTTTTATGACAAGGCAGCCGTTAAACGCTTGCAGAACTATCTCCAGTCCCGTCAGGGCTTAGAGAAACTATCGGAGAACGCCCAGAGTTTAGTGGATAAGAATCAGCGCCTAGCTACCATGGGTCTAACCGATGTCAATGATCCGGAAGTGGGTGAGGCTTACGTAGAGTTAAACGAGATCTTAATGAAGGTTCATGACGATAAGCTGGACCGGGACCGCTATATGTTTATCGTCCTGGCCGAGGATGTAGAGAACCTGGCCAATATGCCCTTTGATGTGTTGGTAGGTAAGACCGAGGATGACTATTGGATGGACCACAGTAACTTTGTCACCTGGGGCGAGGACGTAGAGCGCACCGACTTTTGGAGTGATGGAGTAGCTGATATTCTGCGTACTCCGAATAAGATACTCAACAGCTGGATGAGCCAGTTGGTAGAGAACCGGACTTTGAGAAACTACGGGATGCAATACTATAACTCAACCGTGGAGGGTTTCTCACCGCAGACCTTTGAACCGGTGCCCTGGGGCTGGTATCCGATACCCGGCAATCCCAAAGATATGGTCCAAAAGATTGATATCCCCGATCTCTCCGAATCCTTGGATGAGATGCAGTTCATTTTGTCTCTCTCGGAGAAGGCGACAGCGGCTACCGCTACCCAACAGGGTGCGATACAGCCGGAGAAAGTCACTCTAGGCGAGATCCAGTTGGCCCTTCAGAACGCCCAGGAGCGCATTAAAAGCATGGCCTCTCTCTACACCGATTCGTGGACCGAGTTTGGCACCAAGTACATTAAATTATTAGATGCCGCCTCGGACCTGATAGATGAGGTAGATATTTATAAGAAGGGTAAAGGCACCAAACACGTTTATTCTAAGACCGTTGGTCCGGATAAATGGGCTACCAAGTCTGGTTATGAGGTAGAGGTTAAGGATTTATCCCAGTCACAGTCACAGGGTACCGATACTTTGCAGAAACTAAATGCCGCCATGACCGTGATGCCTACCAATTCACCTTTAGCCGATATTTATAAGCGTAAGTTACTGGAGTTTGCCGAACTCAATGCCAATGAAGTCAAAGAAGTCATGGATGCGGAGAAAAACGCGCTGACTGCCCAACCCAATCTTGGAGGCCCAGGTATTAATGCTACTGCTGGACAGCCGGCCGGCGGCCAGCCATCTCCTCAAGGTATGGTACAGTCAATGCCGCCGGCACCGGCTAATCAACCAATGGCCCAATAATTTATGGATAAGATCTTAGAATTACTCGGATTGAAATGGGAAGATCTCAACACCGCCGAGCGGGAAACGCTCATGTCGTGGGTTAAGGCTGCCAACAGCAAGCAAGTCGGCCGGAATGAGATCAAAGAGTATGTCCAGCGCCTCCGGATGGATGTAGACAATCAGTTGGCCACCGAGAAACTTAATAAAAAGCAGGATCTTTTCTTAAAGGCCAGGTTGAAGAACCTCATCTTACTAGAAGCCTTTATGATCGGTCCGGAACAGGCTAAGAAATCATTGGAAATGTATGCCCAGAATCTAAGGAGGTAGTATGCCGGCAGCGTTTGATAAATGTGTGGCTGATGGTGGCCGAGTAATCACCAAAACAATCAATAAGACACAATATATGCACATCTGTTATATTAATGGCAAGTCTTATTCTGGAGAGGTTAAGACTAAGAAAGCAGCCGGTAAACCCCGGAGAAAGAAATAATATGGCGAAAGTTGTCAAAGCGCCGGAAGAGTTTTTAGTCATTCTCGGCGAACTGGTCCAAAAGAATGTGAACGCCTTGACTGAGGCTGATAAAGCCTTTATCCGGGCCAGATCATCCTATTTAACCGGTGACCAGGTTAAAAAGTTTGAATCAATCTTGCCCAAAGTGGTTACTAAAAAATAAGTGTGTTTAGATAGCCAAAACATATCTAACACCTTTCTACTGGAAGGACTGATATATGGCGAATCCTACTAATCAAGTGGATCCCGAAGAGTTAAAAAAGAAGATTGAAGCGATAGATGAACCGGAACCTGAAACCCCCAAGTCGGCGGAACCAGAAACTAATGAGGCCGAGGTAGTGGATGAACCACCGTCAAAGGCGGAAACTCCAGCGGAAACAGTTGAGGAAACTGCAACTCCAGCGGAAGAGGAAACCGACTGGAAAGCCCGGTATGCCGGTTCTACCCGGGAAGCCCAAGTCCTAGCGGCTAAGAACAGGCAGATCACCGAGGCGGTATCTAGTGCTGCCCAGATTGAAATCTCGGATGCCGAGATGCGTTCCCTTTACAACGAGTGGGAGATGATGGATGAGGTCCAAAAGAAAATGGCCAAAGAGAACGCCTTGGCCAGTAAGCGTTTCCAATTGATCCAGGAAAAGGTAGAAGAGACTAAAAAGGTGGATGAGTGGGTAGATAAAGTCAAACAGTTTAGCACCGATCCGGTGACGCTATCCAAGTATTCGGCCTTAGAAGGCCATGAGACCGAGTTTGCCCAGTATGCCATGGTTCCTTCCCGGTTGAATCAAGATATGGACGACTTGGCTAGATCTTTTCTCTATAATTTGAAGCCGGCCGAGAAGAAACGCAAGACTTTATTCCAGACCGGTGGCGGCGGGCCGGAAGCGCCTAAACCCAAGGAGTTGTCGGTAACGGAGATAAAATTTATCAGGGAGAATCAACCTAAAGAATATGAGCGCCTGTTGAAACTAAAGAAGATCAAAATAGAGATCTGATTTGACAGAGTACAAGTATTACCTCTATCATATAGATAGTTCTCCTAACACCCGTAACCGCGGGACTGGATGATTCCTTTAATAGTTTAAACGAGTGAAAGGAGCCATCTATGGCAATTCCCGCAGGGACCGTGGCTTATCCCACCAAACTTGCTGAAGCATTTGCAAGCAAAGCCTTAGAAATCTACTACGAGACAGCCGTAGCGGATAAAATTACCAACAACGACTATGAGGGTGAAATTAGAGACAAAACCTCTAAGCTGAACATTCTCACTTTTGGTGCCTTATCGCTGCAAAACTACAGCGGCACCGCCTTAACCGCCAGTGATATCGGGGAGTCAAACGCTCTCTTGACCACTGACCAAGCTAAGGGTTACTATTTCAAGATCAAAGACTTGGACACTTTAAAGTCCTATATTAAGAATCCGGAATCGCCAATTGTCCGCCAGATAAATAATCTCATTCAAGAGACGATTGATGCCTATGTTTTGTCCTTCTGGGCAGACCTTGGGGCCGGGAATATGCACGGGACCGATGTTACCACCGGGACAGTCACGGTTGATGTGACTACCGGGGTAGTCACTCATTCGGGTACCTCATTTACCGCCGCGTGGGTGGGCAAAGGTTTTAAGGCAACCGGTCATACTAAGTGGTATCGGGTGAAAACCTATACCGATACTTCCCATGTCATCATTGAAGATGATTATGATGATGTGGCTTCGGCCTATACCGGTGGAGCGATCACGGCTGGATCTCCTTATCAGCTCCAAGCTCTCACTCCCATTCAAACCACTAAAGCTCTGGTTTACGAACATGTAAACACTTTGGCCCGGTTCCTAAATGAGAACAAAGTGCCTAAAGCAGACCGTTTCTTAGTTGTGCCGGCTGGTGTTTCGGCCTTAATGCGTTCAGCTCCCGAGTTTATCCCGGCGGTTGAGTCGGCCTACAATGAAGTGGTCAAACGCGGTCTAATCGGTCAAATGGGCGGCTTTACCGTCTATGAGAACCAACAGATCGTCGGTGATTCGGTGAATGGCTGGAGAGTCTTAGCCGGTCACAAGTCGGCTATCGTTTTCGGCATGGCCATGACTGAATCTAAAGTTGAGACAGATCTGGCTGGAGACTTTGGATCCGGTTACAAGGGATTGACGGTGTACGGGGCAAAAGTACCCGATGAACGCCGGAAATGCCTCGCCGTTGGTTATTGGAAACTTTAAAATAGAGTGATCTAAGGGGCAGTTATCTAAAGGATACTGCCCCTTAGACAGGATTAGAGGATTGGGGATCATATGAGCCAATACTTTCCAACATTAGATGATTTACCCGCTATAGATAGAGAAGAGTTAATAAGGATTTATCATAAGCAGTGGAGTTGGTGGATTTCCCTTTACCCTGACAATTGTG